GTATAGGTTTACCTATCGAGGGTAAAGCGCATCAGAACTGTATAGTTTCCGTTCATTTCCTATACAGTTGCTGCCTTTCACTGGGTTGTCCCGCCAGTGGCGCACACGGGGCACACACAAACAACGAGAGGAACACATGAACACAATCACAATCATGTCAACAGTAGAGGGTACACCTAATGTAACCTATACTGAAGGCGAAGTATCACGCTACATTGAGAAAGCAAAGGGTATAGATGAACTCAACGACTTACTCAACAAGCAATACCAAACTATCCGTAGTATTAAAGAAAACGTCCGTGACTTCTTTAGTGAAGTTGAATGGGAAGACGGTGAGCAAACAGTCACTAAATCTGACGTCAATGAATTACTTGAACGCATTGGCTCACACAAACTTACATCAAGATACGGTGGTACATTCACAATTACTGGTACCTTCCAAGTAGAAGCAGAAGATGAAGATGAAGCAGAGTCTATGTTTGTAGACAATGTAGATGTATCCTTCAATGATGGTGATTACACCATTGACCAAACAGAAGTTAATGATGTAGAAGAGAACTACTAATGAGTAAAGAACTAGAAGATAAACTAAAATATGCTTCTGAAGCAGCACAAATAGTGTTAGATAAAATATTAGAAGACATAGAAGAAGATAACTAATGGCAGAGTACGTACCTTATAGACCATACAAAGGTACGGCTGGATGGTCAGGCACTGATACATCTAAGGCCCGTGCTGTAGATAACATCACATCTGGTCGAGAAAAAAACCACCAGATATTAGCATTAGCACATTTAAAACTATCAAGTTTATCTGGTGTTACATGGAAAGAATTAGCAGATTCACAAGGTTGGCATCATGGCACTGCTAGTGGTATTTTATCAGTACTACATCAGTCAGGTGCTATAGTTCGCACTATCAAAAGACGTAACGGATGCAAGGTATATGTGCATCAGGATTACAAAGACCAAGTAATACATGAAGTGTATAAGAAACGAGAAAAACTTTGCCCTCACTGTGGCAATAACATCAATGCATGACACCTGGCATGCTATGATGTGTGGGTTAGGAGTGGTGGGGTTTCGGTTCTCTCCTTGTTCCCACCCTCCTGACCTATGAACAAGGGAGAGTTATGTCAGAAGTAGAAATATCAAGAGATAGATACGGTAGACCTATGGTTGTGCCACCTAAGGGTGGTAAACCCGTGCCGTATACACGGACTACTACAGTTGCAGGTTCATTAGATGATGGCACTGCATTAGTAGCATGGAAGTTACGCATGGCTGCAGCAGGATTAACACTGCGTCCTGACTTACTGTTGGCTGCAAGTGCAGCGAGAGACAACAAGTTAGAGATGGATAAGTTAGTTGAAGATGCTATGACCGCAGCAGGTGCAACAGCGCAGGCTACAATAGGTACAGCAATTCATACACTGACAGAAAAACACGACAGAGGTGAAGACCTTGGCGTAATACCAGAAGATTATGTTGCAGACATACAAGCATACGCTGATGCAACTAAACACTTTAAAAATGTATTTATTGAACAGTTCTGTGTGTTAGATAAGTACAAGATTGCTGGCACACCTGACCGCATAGTTGAGTACAAGGGTGAGTTGTTTATCTCCGACTTAAAGACTGGTAGTATTTCCTACCCAAATAAAATTGCTATGCAGTTAGCCGTGTATGCGCACGGCCTGCCGTATAACCCTGCCACGGCAGTCCGTGGTAGTTGGGGTGGTGTCAATCAAGATAAAGGAATCATTGTCCATCTACCAGCAGGTAGTGGTAAATGTGAACTGCATTTCGTTGACATCAAACAAGGTTGGAAAGGTATAGAGTTAGCAATGAAAGTCCGTGCCTTCCGAGACACAAAGAAATCCCTAGTAACATCTATTCAAGGAGAATAAATGGCAAGCACCGAATCACCAATCAGTATTACAGTTAAATCAGTAGCAGGTTCTCTTGTTACATTACGTGCTGACACAGCAGAAGAACTAGACCAACGTGTTGCGTTGTCTATTGCTTCTCTTGCAGCAGCAACACAAGAACTAGAAGCAGCCATCCGCAATGTGCTTGCAGTTAATGCAGCAGTACCACCCAACCCACAAGTAGCAACAATCGCTGCATCATTTGGTGCAACAGAAGTAGCGCCATTTGTTCCAGAGGCATATGCTCATGTAACTGATGGTCAACGTCTATGTCCTCACGGTACAATGACACGCATCCATGGACTAACAGGTAAGTTCGGTCCATACAAGGGCCACTTCTGCCCTGCTAAGCAGGGTGACATGACTAAGTGTACTACTCAGTACATCAAACAGAATCAAGCAGAGTGGAATAGTTTCCAAGCCGACCAAACAAAGGCATAAATGAAAACATTACGCCGTAGTATTGGCAAGCCTGAGGTAGGTGGGGAGCCATTAGCCCCACCATTTCAGGCATTTCAACGCGAAGGTATTATCTTTCGCCGTGCTGAGGTATCAATAATTGCTGGTACACCAGGCGCAGGTAAGTCATCTATTGCATTACATATCGCAGCAAGACTAAAACAACCAACATTATACTTCTCTGCTGATACTAATGCACACACTATGGCAATGCGTTTGCTTGCTATGAAAGCAAAGATAAGTCAAGCACATGCAGAACACATGCTAAAAACACAGCCTAAGAAGGCAGAAGAACTCTTGCGAGAGTTCTCTAATTTATACTGGTCATTTGAACCAAGCCCTACCCTTAATGATTTAGATGCAGAAGTATCTGCATTTGAAACTATGTGGGGTAGAAGTCCAACGCTTATCGTAGTAGATAATCTCATGGACATAGCAACAGATGGCGGAGAAGAGTTTGCTGCTATGCGACAGGTTATGAAAGAACTCAAGTATCTTGCAAGAGATACCAATGCATGTGTACTAGTGTTACACCATACTAAAGAAGGTGCTCAAGGTTTTCCATGCCAGCCACGTTCAGCGTTGCAGGGTATGGTAAGTCAAGTGCCTGCTATGGTGTTGACAGTAGGACAGATGATGCAAGGACAAGACGCATACCTATGCGTAGCCCCTGTTAAAAATCGTTATGGTAAAGCAGACTTTACTGGTAACACATATGTATCATTATCATTTGACCCAGCATCTATGTACCTTGAAGATGTAGTCAGAGACTACAGACAGGTGGAGATGACAGTATGAGCAGCGCAGCAAAAGCCAAAGGTTCAGGAGCAGAGCGAGACGTAGTTAAATACCTTAAGCAATGGTTTCCTTATGTGGACAGACGTTTGGCTGGTGCTACGCTAGACAAAGGAGATATATCTGGTATCCCTGGAGTCACTATAGAGATAAAGAACCACGCCAAGATGGACTTAGCGGGTTGGACAGAAGAGTTGATAGTCGAGATGGCTAACGACAAAGCATGGACAGGCGTGGTGTGGCACAAACGTAAGGGCAGGGGAAGCCCCGAAGATTGGTACTGCACCATGCCTGGCTATGTGTATGTAGATTTATTAAGGAGAGCACTTGGACAAACCAAAGATTGAAGAGTATCTCCATTACATAGGCGCCACCGTGCCTGCTATGGGCAGCGGTTGGCGCAAAATGAAATGTCCGTTTCATTCTGATTCACATGCAAGTGCAGCAGTTAACTTTGACAAGAACGCTTTCATATGCCACGGATGTGGAGTGAAAGGCGATACCTTTTCTCTTATCATGTACAAAGAAGGTGGTGATTACCGTGAGGCTGTCAAGTTCGCAACGTCAGTTCTTACTACAGGCAACACAGAGATACGCGGCAAGGATAGAAATAGCAACAGACTATCTAGCAAGCCGTCAACTCTCGGTAGAAGAGGCAAGCATCTTTCATCTGGGGGTGGTAGAAGAACCGCTTCCAGGTCATGAGCCTTACAAAGGCAGGCTTGCTATCCCATATATCACGCCATCAGGCGTAGTTGATATTAGATTCCGTGGTATGAATGGCGAAGACCCCAAGTATATGGGTCTAGTAGGTGCCAAAACAACAATGTTCAATACACAGGCATGCTTTGTTGCAGACAAATACATATGCGTCACCGAAGGTGAGTTTGATTGCATCATGATGACAGTCAAAACTAATCACCCAACAGTGGGTATACCAGGGGCTAACAACTGGAAGCCACACTATGTTAAGATACTTGATGACTTTGATGTTGTTATTGTACTAGCAGATGGTGATGCAGCAGGGCTAGAGTTCGGTAAGAAAATCAGTAGAGAGTTAGGCAGTGTCAATATCATCAGCATGCCAGATGGCGAAGACGTTAATAGCATGATGATTAAACAAGGAAGCGAGTGGCTGGATGAGCGAATCAGAGAATGCGTTACCCCTGGATGATAGTTTCTGGGACCATATAGAACACATGGATTTTGCTATAGCCATACCAGTATCTGATACTAGAATGCTTGACATCATCAGTGCACTTCGTGATGTCTATGAAACTATATGTGAGGGTGAGTTAGATGAAGCCAAGATGTGCGTAACCGCATTGGCTGCCATCCTAGTAGCCAGCAAGTACGACAAAGCAGAAGAAGTATGGGAAGAGTTCTCAATCAAAGAAGCAATGCGTGACTTCGACACTAGTATTAAGGAAATCCTAGATGAAAAACCTTGAAGATGCTAAAACAATTACACTACAGTTACTAACAATTCTTTACAGAAAGCATGAAGATTACGGTCCAATGAACATAGCAGGTGCACCTGGTGGTGCTATGAATGGACTGCGTGTACGCATGTATGACAAGTTGGCACGGCTATCTAACCTTGGAGATAACGACACGCCCAACTACGAAAGTATCGAAGATACCCTCATTGACCTTGCAAATTATGCCATAATCGGGTTACTAGTCCAACGCGGACAATGGGAAGGTATACCTAATGGTAAACAAAACAAAGCGGGTAGTGGTCTTAAGCGACCTTCAGATACCCTATCAACATAACAAAACCGTAGAGGCTACACTTGAGTTTATACAAGATTATAAACCAGACGAACTGTGGTGCGTGGGGGATGAACTAGATGCTCCCGAACCCAGTCGTTGGAACAAAGGCATGGCAGGTGAGTACGCTGAAACCCTGCAAGAGAGTATAGATTTAACGCACGACATCATGGCTCGTTACCGAAGTGCTTTGGGTAACAAGCCATTTTACATTCAACGAAGTAATCATACTGACCGCATTGATACATACATGCGCAAATATGCACCCGCCTTTATGTCACTCAAGTCATTAGAGATTGAGGAACTATTAGGTTACAGTAAGTTAAAGATTAATTACTTACACAAGATGCATGAACTACTACCTGGTTGGGTAATGGCACACGGTGATGAAGGCGCACTCAATCGTGCACCTGGGGCTACTGCATTAAACTTAGCCAAACGTTTAGGTAAATCAGTAGTGTGTGGACACACACACCGCATAGGATTACAACATGAGACCACAGGATTTTACGGAAAAACCAGTACTTTATACGGGTTAGAGGTCGGTCACATGATGGACATTAAACAGGCATCTTATCTCACATCAGGTGCTGCTAACTGGCAGCACGGCATCGGCATCCTAGTAGAACACAACCGCAAGGTTACACCGTTTGCTGTTCCAATTGTAAACGGCGAGGTCATCATTCCATAATGACTTACATTGAAGAGTACAATGAGTTAGTACAACAACTCTCATCTGAATATGCAAAGCGTTATACTATGTTAGAACGTGATGATATAGGTCAAGAGTTGTGGGTATGGTTTGTCGGTCATCCCAATAAGTACAAAGAATGGTCAGCCCTAGAACAAAAAGACCGCGACAAGTTAATTGCTAAATCGCTGCGTAATGCAGCGCTTAAGTTTTGTGAACGAGATAAGGCTAAAAAGATTGGCTATGACACATCAGATTTATATTACTACGATACGTCAGTAGTCGAAGCCTTCTTGCCATCTATCATGGGTGAGACTTATGAAATCCCTACAAGTATCCAAGACCTTAATGCTAAGTTTGGTACTGGTATCGCATCAGATGGTAACAATTGGTTATCACTGCGCTCAGATATAGCATCGGCTTTCTATAAACTATCAGAAGCCAAACAGAATGTATTAAGATTACGCTTTAGTATAGACTCACCTGACTGGGCATTACTATCCAAGGATATGGATACAACAGTAGATGGTGCACGGATGAAAGTTACCCGTGCCCTAAACTCATTAGTCAAAAACCTAGGTGGATGGAAGCCATACTATGACAGAGATACTAGGCCAGAACCAGAACCAGATAGCCCTATTACAGAAGATGAAGAAGAGTGAACGACCTTAGAGGTGAGCCAGCCTTTGCTTGTATTTGTGGCTGTAAAATGTTTAAAGTTATTGTCATGTGGGATGAGGAAACCAGGGCAGTTGGCTGGTATGATTTGAAACAAGAATGCATTGAGTGCGGTACATTAACTACCGCACCAACGGAGATAGACGGAGATTACTGTGCCTAACTATGACTTCAAATGTGAGACTTGCAATACAATACTTGAAGTGCAAGACCCAGCAGCACCACCATGTACTGTATGTGGCAACACAATGGTACGCATCTGGACATCTACTGCCGTAAAGTTTAACGGCAGTGGGTTTTATTCAACAGGAGGATAAATGTATAAACCCAGTGACACACCTAATTGTGAGTCAACAGATACTGACTTGTTCTTTGTACCAGAAGGACAAGGCACATACCCTCAATTAAAAGCACTTAAAAAAATTTGCGGGTCATGTGTAATACAAAAAGAATGTTTTGAGTATGCAATTAAGTACAGCGTAATGGGTTACTGGGGTAATACTACTGAGAATCAACGCCACAAAATACGGCGACAACTTAATATCGAACCAATACCAATGTATCTAACATACAAATAGGAGAAACTATGGAACTATATCTAAGCATAGCACTAGGCATTGTGCTAGGAGAACTAGGCAAAGAACTTCTTTATCGAATCCAGAATGCATGGTGGTCTTTTAGAAATCGCAGCAAACTTAAGCCTGACTTCTTCAACTGGGACACTGAAGAACTACTAGAGAAATAGAAAAAGACCCCCGTCAGGTAGGTTAATGTACCTGAACGGGGGCTTTTAGTCTCTACGGGGCTGCTAAGCCCCTTAAAACGGTATTACTTTGAGCCGCGACCAAACTCTGTAGCGGATGGGTCTAGCCATTTAAGGACTGGACCAG